CAAAAGCAGTCCTTTGCCGACTACAAGTTGACCGATGGCACGGTTGTCCGTGTTGACGGAGACCTCGTTGCCGGAACTGCCGTTTACGTCGTTGCCGAAGACGGCACTCTCCCTGCCCCCGATGGCGAACACGTTGTCGAAGGCGTTGGCACAATCAAGACCGAAGGAGGCAAAATCGTCGAGGTCATTGCTGCCGAAGTCGCAACCCCGGTCATCGAGCCGTTGCCTGTTGCTGCTGAAATCACCCCCGAAGTGGCCGTTGAGGTTACCGAGGAAATCAAGGACGCTTATCCTGCCATGACCCCCGAAGTCGTTGAGGCCATCGTCGCCAAGCACCTTGGAGCCATTATGGAAGAACTCAAAGCGGCCTATGCCGAGATGGGAAAGATGAAAGAGAAAATGTCTGCCTTCGCATCGCAGGTCGAAACCATGGCCGATATCGTCGAGAAGGTTTCCGAACTCCCAGCCGAAGCCCCAAAAGCAAGCGGTTCCGCAATCGTTGAGCAACGCAAGGCTCAAGCCTCGCAGAACTTCAACGCTCTCGCCCAAGCACTTCAATCACTCAAAAAAAACTAAACCCCTAAACCCCCACCACTAACCATGGCATATTCGTTCACAGGATTAACCTCCTACACCGACCAAGAGAGGCTTCCTCTCATCACCAAGGCCGTGTTCTCGGCCCGTTCAGCGTCTTTGTTCACCAAGCAGGTGGGCATCAAGTTCGCTGCTGCGTTGAACCTCATGGACACCGATGCAGTTCTGCAAGGCGGTGATACTTGCGGTTACACAAGTTCAGGCACGACTGCCTTCACCCAGCGGAATATCACCGTTGGACGTATGAAGGTGCAGGAAACCCTTTGCCCTCGTTCCTTGGAGCAGTACTGGATGCAGACCCAGTTGACTGCTGGCTCTACCTACGACGGTGTTCCTTTCGAGCAGGCTTTCTCCGAGCAGAAGGCTCTCCGTATCGCAGAGGCTTTGGAGAATGCAATTTGGAAGGGCAACACCTACTTTTCAGGTGTCAACCAGTTGTTGAACGCTGCATCGGGTTCTACCATCAGCGGTAACACAGGAGCGGTTTCTGCGTCCGTTGGTATCACCACAGGCAACGCAATCGCCATCTTTGACGGCATCTACAACCAAATTCCACAGGCCATCCTTACTCGGAACGACCTCGTTATCTTCTGCGGTTGGGACAACTTCCGTACGTTGCTTGGTGCTTTCAAGTCCTCCACAGCGGTTATGTACAACCAAGTTGACTTGGCTGGCCTTGCTGACGGGGACATCATGTATCCCGGCACAAACGTCCGTGTCATTGCAGTTCCCGGCTTGACTGGAACAAACCGCATCGTTTCGTCTTACCTCGGTAACTTCTTCTACGGAACCGACTTGTTGAGCGACGAAGAGCAGTTCTCAATTTGGTTCAGCAAAGACAACGACGAAGTCCGCTTCCAAGCAGCCTTCAAAGCAGGTGTCCAAATCGCTTACCCCGACTTGGTTGTTGACTTCCGCTTGACCTAATGTGTAGGGGGGAGGGAAACCTCCCCCTGCTTTTTTGTTCTCTTGAAACTTAAACCCCAAATACACATATGTCCTGCGCCCTAACAACTGGCTACGCCCTCGGCTGCCGTGATTCCGTAGGTGGAATCAAAACAATTTACGTCCAAGGCTGGAATGCTACGGGAACCGTTAACACTAATGGCTCCGGTACTGTTACAGGCTTCACGGGTTTCTCTTCGGGTTTCTACGAGTACGACTTGACCAAGGCTACGTCATCCTTGACCGAAACCTTAAACGCAAGCATCGAGAACGGCTCGATTTACTACACCCCTGAGGTTACCTTTACCATCAACAAACTGCAAGTCGCAGTACGCAACGAACTCCGCCTGCTTGCTCGCAACCGCTTGCTGGTCATCGTCCAAGACAACAACAATCGATACTGGGTGTTGGGTGCTGCGAACGGCCTTGAGGCAACTGCTGGAACCGCTGGAACTGGTACTGCATTCGGCGACCGAAGCGGCTACGAAATGACGCTGACCGGGATGGAACCCGACCCAATGCTTTTAATTGCGTCAACAACTTTTACACCGTTGGCCACACAAATCACGGGTTCGTAGTATCTTTGACTTAGGTTTTCATCATCTGAGGTTTGGGAGGGCAGTCAGCAATGGCTGCCCTTCTTATTTTTACCCCATGAAGATTTGTATCGTTTACAACGCCCATCCAACCGGGTGCAGTTTCTACCGCCTCGAAATGCCGAACGCATACTTGGGCGACAACTACCCGGAGTTTGACTATGTGTGCGTCGAGAATATCACGACCATCAGCGACGAGGGATTGAAGTCGATTGACCTGTTCCTGTTCAGCCGTTTGTGGTGTCAAGGCACGATGGAGCAAGTCGAAAATGTTTACAAAGCCCTGACCCAATTCGGGGCGAAAGTCATTCTTGACCTTGACGACTACTGGGTGCTTGAATCGGGCCACATCATGTACCGCCACTACCACGAAACTAAACTCGCAGAGGTCATCCGCAAGCACATTAAATTGGCTGACTGGGTTACCTGTACCACCGAGCATCTTGCCTCTCGCATACGGCCTCTAAATGCGAATGTGAGCATCTTGCAGAACGAGCCTTACGAAGCCTATCAGCAATTTATTCCCAACCCCGACGAAGAACCCGACAAGCACCTCGTCAAGTTCGGTTGGTTCGGAGGGGCGCAGCACGGAGAGGATATGGAACTGCTCCGTGAGGGGATGCAGAAACTACGCTGGGATGCAAACTTGGATGGCAAATACCGCCTCTACCTCGGAGGCTGGAACGACAATAATCCTGTTTATGAAGGCTACGAGAAAATCATAAGCGACCAAGGAAACAACCCGAACTACGGACGCATTCAGGCAGCGGACATCTACTCCTACGTCGGGGGCTACAACTTCGTGAACGTAACCCTTGCACCTTTGAGAGACACCAAGTTCAACAAACTGAAGTCCGAGTTGAAGGTGGTCGAGGCAGGGTGGATGAACAAGGCCATCATCGCATCCGAAACCATCCCCTATACCGACGTAATCAAGCACGGGGAGAACGGGTTCTTGGTCCCCTACAACAAGCCGAAAGATTGGTACAAGTACATCAAGCAATTGATTCTTGACCCCGACCTGCGCAAAGGCTTGGCTGACAACCTCACGAGGGACATCAAGAAGCAGTTCAACGTGGCTGAAACCGCCAAGAAGCGGGCCGAACTATACAGGCAGATTGGGCGCAAATTGTGAAATTCGGGGGCATCGCACATTTACAAGCAGATGCTTTACCTGAACCCCAATACGACCAACACCCTGACGGTTACTTGGACCGAGCGAGCCAGTACCGGGGACCGCTACATCTTGCGACTTACGAGCATTGCCAAGAACACCACGACCGATTTCACCCTGCTGAAATCAGCCAACCTTTCCAACTATACCAACCGCTATGACCAATTTTCGCTTACCGTGGGTTCGATTGAAACGGGTTCCTATAAGTATGAAGTTTACGATACCAATAGCACGGTTGCCGCTGCTTTGGCGGTCGTTGAAACGGGCTTGGCATTTGTACAAACCGCAACGGTAGGCTTCAACACCTACGCCAATTCCATCCAGTACACCGTCTTTGGGGCATCCGATGAGGGTGTCTTTGATTCCACCTTTGACTCAACTTTCGCATAATGAGCGTACAAACAAGAACGCAACTCCAAACGAGTGCTGCAACCATCGCCGCCGAAACCGCTGCCGGGGCGAACACCGCATCCCGTGTAGGCGGTCTATTCGACGACCTTGCTGACACCGCAACGCTTGACCGGGAACGGGGCTTTGCGAACCTTTACCTTGACGAACCCAAAAACTTTACCCCGACGCAAGGGCAGGCCGTTAAGTTGACAACCCCACTCAAAAGCGGTTTACTGTCAACCTACAATTTCACAAGAACCACCACCGCCATCACCTACACAGGCACAACGGGTGCAGCCCTTCGCATTGCTACGTCTATGGTCTTTGCGCAGGGCAACGGCAACCAAATCAAAGTCTACATTGCCAAGAACGGCACAACGATTGACCAGTCAATGACCGAGATTACAACGAGCCACAATAACGGACATGCAGTTTTTGCGGAAACCGTATTGCAAGGTGCGGTCAACGATGAGTTTACCATCTACATCAATGCCGTAAGCGATGGTGGAAGTATTGCAATTTCAGCCCTTTCATTCACAGTTCATACGCTATGAGTAATAAATCTACTCAACACTTTACCCAATGGCTTGGGATAGAGCATAAGGTCCCCGTGATGCTGGAGAACCGCTCCGGCAAATACATCACCTATGGCTTTGCGAACGAATACCCTTACTACCTGCTGGACAACTATCGCAGGTCGTCAAAGCACAACGCTATTGTAAACGGCAAGGTGAACTACATCATGGGCGGTGGATGGCAGGCAGGCGACAACCTGACCGTGGAGCAAGAGGCCCGCTTCATCAAGTTCTTCGACGGACTTTCCAGCACGGAGGATCTAAACGACATCACGGAGAAACTGGTCCTTGACTTAGAGATTTTCAACGGCTTTGCGGTTGCGGTTACTTGGTCCAAGTTGGGAACCATCGCCAAGATGGAGCACGTCCCATTTGAGAAAATCCGGGTTGACAAAGAGGAGAAGATGTTTCAGGTGGCTGACTGGTACAACGACGACATGATGCAGTTGTTCCCCAAGGTGGGCGACATCGAGAAGATTCCTGCCTTCGACCCGGAGAATCGCCTCGGAAAGCAGTTGTTTTATTACAGGGTCTATGCTGCAGGCGTGAAACACTATCCTTTGCCGGAATACATTGGAGGCAATGCTTGGATTGAGGCAGACGTGCAAGTGGCGAACTTCCACAACAACAACCTCCGCAACAACTTTTGGGGCGGTTACTTGATAAACTTTAACAACGGGATTCCTACACCTGAAGAACAGGGCGACATCGAAAGGCAAATCAAACGCAAGTTTTCGGGAACCGACAACGCTGGTCGCTTTGTTGTAACCTTCAACGACGATGCTGCAAAGGCTCCGACGCTGGAACCGCTGACTCCTTCGGATATGGACAAGCAGTTCGAGATATTGAACAAAGCCATTCAGCAGGAGATATTTATCGCACACCGTGTAACGAATCCACAATTATTTGGGGTGAAAACCGAGGGCCAATTGGGTGGACGCAACGAATTGGTCGAGGCTTACGAACTATTCAAGGCGACCTACGTCAACGACCGGGTCCGCAAGGTGGAACGGATGATTAACTACCTCGGCTCCTTCAATGGCGTTGAAGGGATGGAACTTATCCCTGTGGAACCCATCACGGAGCGACTAAGCGAACAAGCCCTCTTGCAGATAATGACCAAAGACGAATTAAGGGAAAAGGCAGGTCTGCAACCGCTTGAGAAACCTGCTGACGTGGTTGGACCTAACCCCCAACCCGATGAGCAACCGCAAGCCGTGGAAGCCTTGCAGAGCAACGACAACATCAAGAAACTATCGGGCCGTGAGTACCAAAACCTGATGCGTATCGTCAGGCAGTACATGCAAGAGAAAATCACGCTGGAGATGGCTCGGACCATGTTGTCAGCCGGCTTCGGCCTATCTTCCCAAGAGATTGACACGATGCTCGGAGTGCAGTCCCAAGAGTTCAGCGAACCGACTTGGGGCGAGGAAGACGACGAGGACTACGGATGGGGCGAGGAAGAATTCAAGGTCTTGGAGGTCGTTGCAAGCAAGTTTGGAAGCCATGCAGACGACTACCATGTGATGCACTCCAAGCCGATGCGGTTCGACACCAACATAGACGAAAACATACGCTTGGCCTTTGCCGAACTGGGCGAAGAAGAAGTCGAACTGGACAAGAAGATTGAGGCTTACCGCAAAAAGAACCGGGACGCAAGCGTTGAAGAAATGGCAAAGGAGTTCGGAGTCAGCAAAGCCAAGGTCGCCAAGCGTGTCGCCTACCTAATCACCAAGGACCGCTATCCTATCAGCCGGGCGGTGGACAAGATTGCCGAGCAGAACCTTCCAAAGAACGTGAAGGAAGTTGCCGAGCCTGTACTGGAGGTCCGCTACAAGTACGCATGGGCCGCAGGTTTCAGCAACAAGGACAAAGGCTCCAGCCGTGAGTTTTGCAAGGTCATGCTTGACTTGGCCGGGCAGGGTAAGGTTTACACCCGTGAGGACATCGACGGGATTTCTGCAATCATGGGCTACTCCGTATGGAACAGGAGGGGCGGTTGGTATCACACACCGAGCGGAGTGAATCGCCCCCAATGTCGCCATGTATGGGAGCAGCAGTTGGTAATCCGTAAAGGCAATAAAATCAGCAAGGCATGAAGGCACTATTCATAAGCGAAGAAACGCTGCTCGACAACTCAATCATCAACGAGAACGTCAGTTACACGCAGATACGGCCTACGGTCATCAAGGTCCAAGAGATGCGGATTCAACCCATCGTTGGCTCTCCGTTGTACGGGGAATTGGTTACGCAGGTCGTCAGCGGTTCAACGTCTGCACTCAACCAAACGCTGCTGGAGGACTACATCCAGCCGGCTATGATTCAGTGGCTCTACTACGAACTACCCATGGTCCTTGCATTCAAGTACATGAACAAGGGCATGGTCCGCAGGACAAGCGAAGAGTCCTCCCAAATGAGCATGGAAGAAATCACCCGGCTGACCGA